CGATTCGTTTATCTTCATCTATATCATAACCATGATACTTTCTACTGACATTCTTTTCTACATTGAAACCATAGTCTTTAAAATCTTTGTATAATTGTTCTACTAGTGATGTTGTTGGCACAATGATTAGAATATTGTTGTTTATCATATTCATATAGTGCCTGCATAACATATAGATGATAAGTGATTTACCAGAGGCAGTAGGCGATAAAACTAGTCCTCTTTCATATTCTAGTGCAAACTTGAAAGCGTTAATTTGATAGTCCCTCGGCGTGATAGACATATCATAAGACTCGATTAAACCGTCTATATCGGCGGCTATGCCGCTGTTATATGCAAGGATTTGACTAGATTCGACAATATGTACATCTTTCTTCTTACACCAGTCTTTTAAGTAAGGATACAATCCAACATATAATTGACCTGTAGCATACGAATATAACCGTATCTTTCCGTCCCAAACTCTATTACGAAATTGAGGCGTAAACTTGTAACCAGGTACTTCAAACGAGAAATAATCTGATAACTCTCTACGGATACTTGCGTCTGCGTCAATACGTAGGTACACGTCATTGACCTTGTCAACTATTATGTTTTGCATTTTAGATTACGCCAGATGTAAACTTACGCCAGTCTATAGCATTCTTAATTTGAAAGCCACGATTAGAAATAATTTTAATTGTTCTATCTAGGTAGTCAACAACACTTTGTACATAAGTTACTTTTTGTTCTAACTTAATAAGGTCATCATCTGCTTTAAGATATTTGTCAACATCTTGTTTTAATATCTTCAGATTGAAAGGTCTCTCCTGATATACACTAGGGTCTGCTTTGCCTGTATAGTATTCCCATTTCTCTCTTGTTAATCTTGCCAAGTCTTGTTCAGCCTTTTTCAATAGATTAACATATTGATTATGAAACTTCATATACTTGTTATGTAGTTGTGGTGTTTTTAGTGATTCTAAATCAAGTTCAGTATCATTTATTTTTAGGTCTTTTTCAGCGAGTGCTTGTAGTTCGTCAAATGTCATAATATATCCTCATTGTTTTTTATATTTAGTTTCAAATTAGCATTGTGATTGTACATAGGGTCATAGTATTCTTCTAGCTCAGGAAACACCTTAAACAAATGTGATTCCCATTTTGTTCCTTCATAGAATTTATCTTGTTTTAAAAGATATTGAAATGTATCTTGTATATTAACATCTTCATCAGCTGGTTTCCTTAATGCAGCTTGTATGTCAGGCCACTTTTCATATTTAGGAATCAAACTTTGTTTTAATTTTTCTGGCAAATTATTTACTCTTAAATGTTTTGGGTTTTCTACCATTGCCCAATTGATTTGATCTATTAGTTTAGGCCTATCTAAACAATAATCTATTACTTCGTAAAATCTCATAACACTTAAAAACGAAACTAAACCATTAAAATCAACAACGACATTATCATACTTTCTACATATTTCAGTATTCTGTATAACTTTATTCCAATCTGTTCTTCTTCTCATATATTCTATAACAGGACCTATGCCATCTACAGACGCAACCATAGACACAAGCTTAAAATGTGGTATGTAATTAAAGATATTATGTTTGCCTGCTTTTGTTTCTGTAAAGTTTGTTTGATACTTTATCATAATATTTTTTGCTTCATCTATGTCTATTAATTTCTGTAATAGTTCATAGTGTTTTTTCATAATTAATGGTTCGCCACCTATAATTTTAATACTACGTATGAAAGGTGCTAACTCTACGGTTTGCTGTATCATATCTTCAACATTTTTGCTATTAAATGTTTTGTATTCGCCTTTACCATAATTAGTATTACCAAATATTTCTTCACTCCATACACCTTTTTTTGCAACTTGTTGACGGGTTGTTGAATTTTGATGTACACACATATGACAATCTAAATTACACTCATCACCATATACTTTTAATTGTACTTCTAATATTCTTTCCTCAAACTCATATTGACCTGTTGCTTTGAACATCAATACTGATCGTTCTATTGCTTGCCAGTAATCTTTTTCTTGTGTATGAATTTTCATACATGCTGTTCTTCGGGATCTGCCATAACGCTTTTCATCTGCTATACATCTCTTACAAGTTTTTTTTACGGTCTTTAAATCTGAATTAGGATCAAGCATTTCCTTACGTATATTATTCATATACGTGCTATCACGCATCCATTCTTGTAGTGTTGTATTGTTTACATTATGATTTGGCAAACCATCTTCACCATCTGCCTCTGCCCCAAAACAGCAGGCTGCATAGTTACCACTTATCTCTAAATAAACTTGATTGAAAGGTATATCACAAAAAAATATTTCTTGGTCTTTTGCTTGCTGACCTATTGTACCTTTATCAACAACAAAAGGATTATACGCCCAACTATCTCGGTCTAACTGATCCTTAAACCACGAAGATGTATCAATTTTACCAGGCGCTGACTTATCACCAGGCCCACCTTTTGTCATGTAATCAGGTAATTCTAAATCTAATTCTCTTTCTTTACACTTCATTGTATTATCAACCTGTTTTTCATTCTTACAATATCAATATAATCCCACAATCTTTCTTCTCGTATAACGTTGTATAATATTGAAGTGGCATGTAAATTTCTTTCAACCTGATTTATACCTGGTAACTGATAATCAGCACACAATGGTAAATAAATTTGCGTATGATATCCTCTTTTTGCCCAATGTATTGCTGAATATGGTTTTGATCTTAAAACACAACCTGCTAAATTTGTACCACCTAGAATTACATTGTTTATTCTATAGTTTCTGTTTTTAAATATATTCTCTATTTCTACTATACTTGGTGGTGGTTCTCTATCAGGATCAATTCTGTCCCAATTATGTACACCTTCATTATCATATATGCGTTTTATTTCCTTTAGTTTATTAGGGCCACGCTGTGTAGGATACTCGCCTAACAAATGGTTTGATACTATATTAAGCTCTTTATCGTTATTTAAAAAATCCATTAATTCAGAATATCTTAAATTATTTGTGTGATCGTCACCTAATATGGGATGACCATGAAAATCAATTAATAACAATAGTGTTTTGTTTTGTATTATCGCCATACCACAACTGTTTCTTTTTCAGGTTTTTTATCTCTTGCTCTATTTGCTGGGTGCATAAACTCACGTCTGCTTTGTTTACTATAACCTATACTGCATAGTAAAAGAACAGGATATTTTACCCAAGGTATATCTTCCCAATCTCTATTCCATGTTTTTTCATAATAAGGAAAACATAATAAAGTTGCTGTATCAAGTCCTTGTTCTAAGCAAAGGTTAGTAAGGTTTGATGTAAACCAACCTATTTCAGTACACGTTGTTCTTTGTAATTCTGCTAGATATTCTTCGTGCATTTGTTCAAAGAAATCACCTCTATCAATACACTCTTGGTAAAATTTATTAGGTTTACATATTCTTTGTGTAAACACTAACACATATGGCGCTGTTCTAATGTGTACAAACGCTGGATTAGTACCATCTTCTTCCCACGTTTTATGTTTTTCTGAATAGTGTTTAGGTATCTTATCTTCATTTATTCTTTTCTTATTAAGCATACATTTTTTAGTGATAGATTCCTTTTCACTTACATGCTCAGGTCCTAACACGTTAACATGATATGGCATAAAATTATTTTTTGATGGTGTTACTTTCCATGCTTTATACAACAAGTCATCTATCTGCTCTTTAGGTGGTATTTTTTCTGCGTCAAATTTATGTATGTGTCTTCTTTTACTTAAAAGTTCATATGCGTCCATATTAATCCTTTTTGTGATATGGTTCTAGTTCAGGAAAAACATCAAACAAATGTGTTTCCCATTTAGTACCTTTGTAATATTTATCGTTCATTAAAAGATAGTCTAACGTGTCCTGATAATCTAGGCCATCGTTGCTTTCTTCTAGCAGTTGTTGTATATCAGGAAAACCTTTATACTTTGGTATAAGTTTCTTTTTTATTTCGTCAGGCAAAACATTAGCACATAACTTTTTAGGATTTCTTATATTAGACCAATTGATTTGTTTGAACAATGTTTTATTTTTATCTATCCATTCTATCAATTCGTAAAATCTTAATACACTTAAAAAAGATATTGCACCGTTTATATTAACCGTTACGTTAGGAAACTTTTTAACTTCTTTTATATTGTTTACTACATCTTGCCAGTTTGTTCTACGTCTTATATATTCTACAGACTTACCTATACCATCTAAAGATACCGTAAATTCAAATTGCATAAACTTAGGAATGTAATCTAATAATCTTAATTTTTCCATTGATAGTACTGACATATTAGTTTGATATTTTACAAACATTTTATCAGCATGACCTGTTTTACATATCTTATCTAACAACATATAAAAGTCTTTCATAACTAATGGTTCGCCACCTATAAATTTTAAATTATAAATGTATGGTGCTAATTCAACTATCTGATCTACAACGTTTTTTAACTTCTCACCTTTTACTAATTCTATAGGCGCCTTTGCATAATCAGAAAAAACCTTTTCACCTTTCACTTCTTCCGAGTGTATAGATTTTAATCGTGTAGTAGAGTCGTAAGGTATACACATATAACAATCAAGGTTGCATTTGTTACCAAATGCCTTTACTTGTATCTCAAATATTCTGTCCTGAAATACACCTTTGTTTCTTCTTTTAAAATACTCTACTGCATTTCTTATACCAGGCCATATTGCGTGATCGTTTGTTTGTATTTTAAGAGAAGCTTGTCGCCTTGATCTGCCATAGTTTTTTTCCTGAAACATACATTGTTTACACCATTTTTTTGCAAGTTCTAGTTTAGAACCTGGTGTAACCATTTCTTTACGTAAATCATTTAAATTTTTATTATCTTCAAAGTATCTACGAATAGGTACGTCTTTTATATTAGGATTGAAACCTTCAGCAGCCCATGAGCATGGTGCATATTCGCCTCTAGTTGTAGTGTAGACCATTGTGAAAGGAGCACTACAAAACCAGATGTCGTTATTTCTGATTTGGTCTTCTAGTATATCAACTTTTTTAAACCATTGACTCATGTCAACAGTACCATCACCAAGGTACTTGTCACCAGGACCACCTTTAGTCATTAACTTATTGTGATGAGGATTCCTATCTCTAGGTTTTATAAGAACAGTCATAATATAATTTATAATATAATTAAGTAGTTGTTTCTAGTACGCCACTCCCACTAACATTAGCAAACTCATAAATTTTGTATTGAAATGTAACACTTGCTGTTAAGTAATTTACATCTGTTGCTTGTTGATTGTAATCTAAACCAGATAATGATATAGGGTAAATATCTCTAAAACGTACTTC